GATACGGGTTTTCAAGCAGCGTTTTGATTTTTGAGCTGCTAAGGTGTTCCGCTTCGGCGTGGTATGCGTCGTTCGTCATGTCGTGGGCAATCGTTCCACTTTTTACTTTTTCGTCTTCAAAATCAATTTCTACCAATTCACTCATTTTCTCCCCATTTTCTTGTTTTTGACTTGTACGTGTCGTAAATCCATACTGACACCAACACAAACGCTACAAATAAAATTGCATATTCAAACATGTTTATGCCGCCTCACTTCTCAAAAATATCTTTAATGTAGTTAAGTCTGCGCGCCATCTCGCCGACCGTGATCCGTGGATTGTTTGCAAGGATCGCTTGCATTACTCTATGTTGTCTCTTTGCGTTCATCGTGAACTCCTTTTTGTATTGATTTATGCCGACTGCCATCGGCACTAAGCACCTCTAAAAGGGCTTATAGAACACACCTTGCGCACGGCTAATTCCCTACCGAATTTTAAAAATTTAGAGGTTATTGCTATGTTTTGTTAAACATTAAGGAGCGCAATGAGTGTGAATGACTTTTGCGCGGGTGTGTTGTATAAGACCTTTTTATCTCGCAAAACAGTCCTAAGACTGAAATGCGCTTACTCCGTTAATCTCTTGAAGAATTGAGTTTGTAAGCTCTCTTATAGAAGCTTCATAGAGTTGGTCGATGTTGTAGCAGATAAGTTCGGCGTTCAATGCTCCATCATCCGCACTTAAAAACAGCTCCATTTCAAAACGTGTCGTTAAGTCACGATCATTTTTAAAAATCGGGAACTCGAACACAATTACCTTTGGTAGCGTCATAGAGTATTTGCCCGTTTGGATGTTTACATCGAGATGGAATTTTTGTTGAGCGTTTCGCTGTACGCTATCGATAGTCTTAATAGCCTGCAAATGCTCAGCCATCTCGATAATATCCATGTCGTCGGCTTTTTTGTTATCAAACGCAACGATAAAAGGCTCCATACGCTTTAAAAATCGCACAAACTGTTTTTGCGTCATTTGGTTTTGATTGCTGCGCTTAAACTCTTGATAGTCTTCCGTAGTTTGTAATTGCATTTTACAAATGCTATCGCCATGATCTGCCGTTTCCTTTGTAGAGTAGTTAAAAACAGCGCGAACACTCTCATCGTTGTAAAATAGCTTAGTAGCGGGTGTTTTGTATTCATTCACGAACGCAATAAAATCTATTTTGCTGATAATGTTTTGATTCAAAACGTGTCTTGCAATCGACGGCTTATAAAAAACGGGGCGCTCACGATCATCTACAACGTAGTCTTTATGTAAAACAATTCTTCCCGCACCTAGTTCGTCTTTAACGGGTCTAAAAGCATTTGCTATTTTTTCAATCATCTCTTTCATTATTTTGCTCCGAATGGTAAAATTTGTTGGTTTGGTCTATTGCGCGACGGCAAAAATGTTCTGTCGTTTACAAAGAACCCTGTTTTGATTTGCGGTTCTGGAATTTTCGCCGAAACCGTGCCCACCATAGCGATCTGATCGTCAGCTATTTTTGAAATATCGAGAGTTATTTTTAACGTCGATTTTTTTTCGTGTAGCATTACTGCTTTAACACACTCTTTAAGCTTGCGTGAAGTTTCTTCTGCAATTTCTCCGTTTCCGACGCATCTAAACGCCTCTATAAATGCTTCGATCTCCGAAGCCAATACTTCCTGTTGCATATTTGTCCTTTTTTGCCATCTGCCATGACTTCTTTTTGTATATAAAAACTCCAAGAACACACGGTCGGCTTCTAACCTTTTTCGATCGCAATCGCCATAAGAAGCCCCTACTATACGTTTAGGCTATCGTCTCGCCGTGTGCTCTTTTGAGCTTTAAAAACCTTGCCCCGCTTGATTGGCTTCGGTGGTGTTTGTGTTTAACATGCGCTTATCCTGCGGAGCGCCTCGATACGTTTAAGAACTTTGATATAATTTTTGAAAAAAGGTTTTTTTGAATGATTGAACTTACGGAACTTGAAGCGCTCGGGTATATGGGGAGCATCTTATCGGCGGGTGTTGCCGTCGGGTACACGGTGGGGTACCAAATAGCAATAGCCAAAGCCAAAAGCAAGCCTACGATCACAACGACCAAACAAATTTGCAAGCTCACCATAGACGGCAAGAGTAGAAATGTAGGCATTGAGAGGATTTTCGTAAACGGCAAGCAAAGCGATGTAAGTTGCAGTTTTCTTATGAAAGATCAATGCGAGCTTACAAGCCAAAAATGCAAACATTTTTAACGCTCTTTTAGTAGCCTCAACAAAAGCCCGACAACATACCCCGCCGCCAAGAGTGCCGCTACAAACGCAAGCGCCTCGTTATTCGTGAGAGAGATCATCTTCAACCTTTTAACAATATTACTTCAATCAACTCATCCGTTTTTGTTCGGATAAGAGAATTATTCCGTAATGGTATTTAAATAAAGCTTAAAAATATACCGTTTTGGTATTTTTTGCTATAATTCTTTTTGGAAAATTGAAATCTGCAACAAGGAAAGAGGAGATGGAAGATAAAAGAGATAAGGCGATAGAGAAGCTAAAAGGGTTGGCGTTTTTGCTTGATGCGGTGGACGATGCCAACGTAAACGACGGTGTGCATAAATATCATAAAGAGGGTGTGAAAGTTTTAAAAGTGCTTTGTGATGAGATTGTGGAGGCGTTGGAGGGGTAGGGCACTACTTTTTGTGTGATGCCAAAAAAGCTATGATGATTGGAGAAGCCGCACCTACCAAAGCGGCAATGGCTCCGAGTTCTTGGTTTTGTGAAGCCATATAGACGGCGGTGCCAAATCCCATAACCATAAACACAAAAGACATCCATTGCGCTCTTGTGCGTGCTTTTGTGGTGTCTTCTAGGTCTTGTTTTGCTATGCCTTGGTTTGCAGTTTCTAGTTCTACAAGCGCCATATTGTGCGCATGAGTACGTTCTAGCTGCTGCTCTGCCATTGAAAGAATACGGTTGGTAATACCTTTTTCTATTTGCTCAAGTCTTGAGAGTTCGTCGGCGGACGGTATTGGTGAAATGTTGAAGTTATGATCGTGAACTTGTTTGAGTGTGAGCTTTAGCTCTTGCACCTCTTTACGAAGTGCAGTAAGTTCTTTATTTTGAGACATACGAAGCTCTGATCGCATTACCCACGTCTTTAAAAGCCGTGTTTATATCTGCCTCAAAGTTTGTTTGTTTTGATGTGTAATGTTTAAACGGTTTTGCTACGTTTCTTTTTTTTAGATCAATAAAAAAAGCCGAGGCAAACACCTTGGTAAGGTCATGAATTTTCTTTGGCATGTTCAATATCCTTTGTTGCTTATGTGTTCATTCTAGCACATTATTCTTAATAAGCATTTTGCATTCCTGCAAAAGCCTATGGCATGTTACACAGAGTAACCGCTTTTAAATTTTGGCGGAATTATAGCTTGGTTGGTTTAGGGTTGGCTTATGTTACAAGCATAAATATACTCATAATAAGTACAAACAAAAAAGAAGCTCCGAGTGATCTTAGAAAAAAATCTATGAATTTTATTTCATCCTCTCTTTGGTTTGAATGATTTTTTGATGATAATTCTTTGATAGCGAGCATTAATGGAGCGCCTCCGACAATAAACATAGGGAATGTAGTTATTACTGCAATAAAAAAGTATCTTTTTTCGCTACACCCTTGTTCTAAAAAATCTATTTTGTAAAGTGCGGAAGCATATAGTGATACTGCGAATATGTAAAGAGGATATGCCACAAATCCTCTTCCGAAAAAAATGACAACATTCGTAACGGCTATTATCAATGCAAACACAGCGAGCATGTAATAAAAAAATTCAGGTGTATTAATAATATCTTTCATGCCATATTATCCATAAAAGCCTCTATTTGCAATACTAGTAATTTAAGCCAAAATGGCTTGGATTGTCTGATAATTGTTTTAGTACAAAATTATTTTTCTTGCTTTGATATTCGTCATACGTTATTGATATAGGAAGATCAAAGCATTCACCTAGCTTCCTTCTTGCTCTAAGCGTGTTGATGATATGTTCAGGAATGCCTACAGCCATAACAGCAGATTCTCTACAGTTGATACCAAAATTTTCTTTGTGTTCTGCTACTTCCATAGACCAAACAGGTAGCAACTCTACATTTACAATCTTGTACGGATTGCCTATTCCTAACAATGAAGGGACTATTTTAACAAACGACATGATGCAATCGTGAATAGTTCCACAATTTAAGCAAATAATGCCTGTATGATTCATTCCTTGTCGATCCTGATAATAGTTAAAAGCTATCATCTCCGCATCATTTGTTTTTATAGTTTCTTTCTTGCCACAAAAGCTGCACTTACAATTCATTTTTTGATCCTCTCATCATAAGATAAATAACAATCATTTGAGCCTACAAATCCGACTGTATTTTAAAAGCTCTTGCACAAATAAGCTCTTTGCGGTGGAGCATCATGGGTGTGTACTCGGGATTGAGCGGGAAGAGCGTCACCATCTCGGTTTTTGGGTCGCAACTGTATTTTTTAATACCGCTTTCGCCGTCGTTTGTGGTGTAATGAACGATATTACCGTTCTCACATGCCATCTCTTTATCGCAGATAATAATATCGCCGTGTTTTATTTTTGGGAGCATACTATCGCCCTCGGCTTCTACGGCATAAACACCATCACGGGCAATATCGTCACTCACTGGGATATGCTCTACATAATCATCAAAATACATATTTGGAACTCCACAACTTGCTTTTCCTATCAGGGGGATTTGGGAGATCTTTGTTTTTCTTTTTTCATCTTGTAATCCCAGTAAATATTCAATATCTACTGCTAAAATTTGTGATATTTGCGCCAAAACAGTATTTGGAATATCTCTTCGGTTCTCTTCTTTTTGACTTAACCATTTTGCAAAAGTTCCTTGATTTACGCATAACGCTTCAATCATCTCTTTCTGCTTTAAGCCTTTTAGACTCATCTCGTTTCTAATTCTATCAACAGCATCCATCAGAAAATCCTTTACAAAATTATTACATAGTGGAATAATCCATAATGGTATTAAATTAAGTATTTTTTAAATACCATTTCGGAATAATACTCCTCATGAAAACATTTACACAAAAACAAGTCGCAGATGCTTTAGGCGTGCGACAACCAACTGTATCTAAATATTTTAATGGTGTTTTAGAGATTTCGGCAAAAGATGCTTTAGCTCTCAATAGAAAGTTTAAGATACCTTTTGATGTATGGGAAAACCCTAAAAGTTACCTACAAAAAGATGATACACCCAAGAAAAACGAACAATCAAGTAATAAGGAGTAAGAAGAGATGAATAAGTCAGAGAGAGAAAAACAATACAAAAAGTGCTTAAAAAAGCTCAAAAAGATTAAAAAGTTCATGAAAAAAGAGCTGGACGATGAGGATATAGACCTTAAGTTTATTATGAATGTGGATAGTAAGTATATTTGCAGTATTAAAGCGGATTTCGCACCCGCTTTAAAAAAATAGATCACTCTATAGAAGTGCTAACGGTCATGAGGATTTGTTCTAGTTGTTGCGACAACTGTTCAATCTTCTCATAAAGCGGTTGTGTGGCTGATTTAACGGCATCTTCTACGATTTGCTTTAATTCGGCTTCATTCATTTTGATGTGTCCTTGTGTTGGATTTAGTTTTGCAGTTTTATTATAACACAAGGGCAGCTTAGAGTGAATTTGTATCAAAGAGGGAAATAAGGGGGCATGAATATGAAAGATCACCCGTTAAATTTCAAGGTTTCAGACGCTACAGCTAAGAAGTTTCAGGAAGTTATGCACAAACTTGACAGTGATAACCAAACGGAGACGCAAGAGATCATCATCGAGTTGGCTCACGCGATTATAAAAAACGAGGGGATAGGGAAGCTCATAGGGTATTTAAGAAAATAATCTCTTGAAGCACTCTTCGGAGTGTTTTGAGAGGCTATTTATAGTCTCGGTAGTGATTTTTAGGGACGGACTTGCTCCCTATCCCTGCCAAGAGTAGGGCGCAAGTTTATTTATTTTAACAGTTTCAAAGCAGAAGCTATTAAAAGTAAGAGTGTGCCAGCGAATACTAACCAACTTTCATACATGTTGTAACCTTGTATGAGATACCGCCCCTCAACCTAACTACCTAACGAAAAAAGCCCCGCATCTCTGGCAGGAGATACAGGGCTACTCATACAAGTGTATGAAAGTGGTTGCTACGACCTACTGGCAGGTAGCCGTAGCGGTTTCATCGCTGAAACCAATACAAAAAGAAGTCACTTTTAGTTTTTCGCCAAAAGGACGCGCAATTATAGCAAATTCCTTTTAGCGTCTCAACACAACAGCTTTTGCAGAGAGGGGTAGGTTGGTGGTTCTTGCTACTCCTTCTCTCCTTTTTGCAGAGGCTCAAGAACCTAAAGGAAAAAATTATGAGAGTTTGGACAAAAGCAGAAAGAGAGTCATTCGGCATAGCTTTTGAATACATAGCCCGCGTTGTAACAGTTACATACACTACCGAAAAAATACACGAGATAAAAGTACAAGACCGCACTACAAAAAAAACTACACCGATCCCGCAACCCATCAGAGACATGTTTATAAAAGCAGGTGTGAAAAAGATGCAAGAGATTTTTATGCCGTACAAAAAAGAGCAAGTGATCGACATGCTTGGCAAAAAGTTCTTAAACGACCATATACAGCCGCAAGAGTATATTTTTGACGGATTATTAGTCATAGAGCCAATAAAAGTTGCGATGAGCAGCTACACGCATTTTAGCGCGGGAGAAAGAGCATGAGTGCATTAAGAGAACTCAACCAAAGACCTATCGCATATTACCCCATTTACCGCAAAATTACAGGCTCCACTACGGGCGGGATATTATTATCACAGCTTATGTATTGGTTCGCAAAAAAAGACAAAATTTTCAAAACCGATATCGAGATCATGGATGAAACTTTTTTGACCAAAAAAGAGCTTGAAAATGCAAAAAAACTAATCAAAAATCTTAGCTTCGTGCGTGTATCCGTAGAGGGTGTTCCTGCAAAAACCTACTATGAAATTGATTGGAATTTGTACGAAAAAGAGATCGGAATAAGCAGCAAAAACGGGGAAACTAGAATACACGAAACGGGGAACCTAGTTTCCCCCAATGGTGGAAACTGTACTCCCCCAAACGGGGAAACTATTAAAGTAAAATCTTTGAACAGAGACTACACAGAGAATACTACAGAGAAAAAAAATATAAAAAAAGATTTCTCATTTTCGCTAAAAAAGCTCACGCAGCTTGAAAACACGTCGCAAGAGTATCAAGAGAAGCTTCGGGCTTATGCGGTCGTTAAAGACGGAGGATATAGCTACGAGAGCTTCTTAAATCACCATCTAGCAAAGAAATCAGGATTTGCAGATTGGAGTAGAGCTTATAACACGTGGCTCCAAAATACTCAAAAATTTAACAAAATTGATCCGACGAAATATGTTCGTAAAATTGAGCATCCTACGCTCCCGAACGTGTACGCAGCTTATGACGCAAACGTAGCTTACGATGCGGATACGCTTACGTGTCTCGGAGAGTTTAGAGTGATCGAGAGAGAGCCGACGCAAGAAGAGATCGAAGCAATGTACAAACAACAAGCATGTGCGCAACAACAACCAACGCCACAAAAAAGAGATATTGGCGGGCTTTTAGGGAATTTGGCGCAGGGGGTAAGAGTATGAACAAGCATGAGATGAGAGAGCGCATTTACCAAATCCAAGAAATGGGGCGCACGGAATTAACGGACTTCTTGAAAAAAGTGGAGATAAGCTTATTAAGCCCAAAGGACAAAACGTACCTACTTCGTGCCGTTGAGGTGCGTATGGGGGAGCTAGACCCCGCAAGCGCGCTTGTGGAGGGTGGGGAGCTTACACCTTCGGAGGCGAGGATATGAAAAAGATATTTAGCTTTGAGGTGTATGTTAAGCCCGTACCCGCATCGAGACCCGTTGTGACCAAAAACGGGACTTTTTATAGAAAAATCTATTCAGACTACAAAAAGATGCTCACGCAGTTTGCAAAGCTTGCAAAGACATCACCGAAGAGCGATAAGCCGCTTGCGATGAAGTGTCGCTTTTGTTTCGAGGTTCCAAAGTCGTGGAGCAAAGTAAAAAAAGCGAATACGTATTATCACACGGGAAAACCCGATTTAGACAATCTCGTAAAAGCGCTCAAAGATGCGCTTAACGGCGTTATTTACGTGGACGACTCACAAATATGCTCTTTGGATGCAAAGAAGCACTACGGCGAGCGTAGCTATGTTAAGTGTGAGGTGTATGAGCTATGCGACTGAAACTATTGAGATACGCACACTTAAATGACTTCGTTATCGGGGCAGAAGTAAGCGAAGAGGATGAGGTTATAGGGTTTATCGTGTGCGATCGAAACATGCAGCGCTTCGGCGGCAAGTGTTTTGCAACGGCGGCGGAAGCGATTGTTTGGGCGCATGATAATTTTAGGGGGGTGGAGAGATGAAATACAAGAGCGTCGAAGAGATGAACGAGCTTGCGAAGCTTTTTGAAGTTGATACGTGGGTGCTTCACGTGCCTACGGACACGGTTTCGCGCGTTTTTATTGGATATGCAGGCACGATAGAGCCTTTTGTGCAGATTGGCGACTTCGACAAAAACAACTATAAAAAACTAACCGAAAATGAAGCAGTTTTGCACGGGGGTGAAGCATGAAAAAGCTCACGATAAAGCAAGAGAAGTTCGTTCTAAAATATTTCGAGTGCGGGAACGCTTCGGAGGCTTATAGACACGCGTATGATGCGGCGAAGATGAAAGATGAGACGATCAACTCAAAAGCGTATCAGATGCTGCAAAAGGATGAGATTAGGGCTAGGTTGGATGAACTTCGAGAAAGAGCCGAGAAAGAAGCAGAGTGGAACGTTCAGAAGGTTTTAAAGCACTACACGGAAGTTATCGAGATCGGATTGGGGCGCAAAGCTTCAAAACACATAGTTACGGAGCAGGCGGGCGAGGGCATATCAAACACTCTTGAAGTAGAGATGTGCGATACAAACCTGCCCGCGGTTAATGCGGCTTTGACGAGCGTAGCGAAACACCTTGGCATGTTCACGCAAAAAGTTGAGGTTACGGGCGAAATAAGTCTTAAAGATTTCGTTCGGGAACTACACGAGAACATAAGCAAGCAAGAGAGCGAACGTGATTGAGAAACAGATTTTGACGCGTTGGGCGCTTAGTATCGAAAAATTTGTGGATGAGTGCCTCTTTCGAGGAGAGAAGCGCAAGCCCTCATCGCAGCAGCGCCGCGTGCTGCAAGACATCGACGCGGGGATGAGCGATATTTCGATCAAGTCGGGACATGGATGTTTTGGGCTTGGAACGAAAGTTATGCGATTTAACGGCGAAATATGCAGCGTTGAGGATGTTGTAGTCGGCGATAAGCTAATGGGTGACGACGGAACAAGCAGGGATGTTTTAGAGCTATACAGAGGTGAAGAGACAATGTACCGCTTTATGCTTAGTGACGGCATGGCTTATGAGTTTAACGAAAGTCATATTTTGTGCTTGGTTGCTACACAAACGCACGGCAGACAAAAGGCGGGCAGTAAGATAACCGTAACGGTGCGCGAATGGCTAACGTGGAGCGATAGAAAAAAAAGAACACACGCATTTTATCGCAGCGATGTTGATTTTTCGAGCGGTGAAGAACTCCCGATAGACCCGTACACCCTTGGCGTGTGGCTTGGCGACGGAAGCAGCACAAGTGATTATATTTGGCTTGGAGATGCAAAAAGAGAGGTGCTTGAAGCAATTAAAGCCGAACATAAAGCGGATGAAAAAAATTGCAAAAAATATAAACTTGGCATCAGATCGGAACTTAAAAGCCTTGGCTTGATGCAGGGTAAAAAATTTGTGCCGTTTGTGTACAAAACAAGTTCGCGTAGTGATAGGTTAAAGCTGATTGCTGGGATGTTGGATACCGACGGTAGCGTAGATAGATATAGTTATGAGTGGAGCACGAAACATAAATCTCTTGCCGAAGATATGGAATTTTTACTCAAGAGCGTGGGGTGCCATGCAACGATAAAAGAGAAGATCGTAAAGGGTAGAGTTTATTATCGTATGAGCATAGGTAGAAACATTGCAAACATACCGACGCTAAGGCTTAAAACGCCAGATCATAATCGACAAAGAGACAATCTACATTTCGGGATAAAAAGTGTTGAGTGTTTAGGCGTTGGCAACTATTACGGCTTTGAGCTTGACGGCAACCACAAGTTTTTAGGCGCTGATTTTAGCGTGCTACACAACACGGGAAAAACGTCTCTTTTATCTTGGGTTATTTTGTGGGTCGGGTTGTTTAAGTACGACGCAAAAATCCCGTGTACCGCGCCGACAGCGCCGCAGCTTGTCAGGCTACTTTTGCCCGAGGTGCGGAAGTGGCGTGAAAAGTTACCGAGGGAGCTTAAAGAGGCGGTTATCGTTAAAAACGACAGCGTAGCGTTTAGCACGGGCAACGTAGCCGTAGCGCGTACGGCACGTAAAGAGGCTCCCGAGGGCTTGCAAGGGTTTCACGCGACATATTTGTGTTGGATCATCGACGAAGCGTCGGGTGTCCCAAATACAATTTTCGAGGTCATAGAGGGATCGCTTACGGGTGAGAAGCATTTACGACTTCTAACCGCGAACCCTACGCGTACGGACGGGTATTTTTACGACTCTCAAAACAAAAACAGACACTTGTGGAAGTGCCACACTTTCAACGCGGAAGAGAGCGAGAACGTATCGAGAGAGAGTATAGAGCGCAAACGCGCGGAATACGGCGAGGACAGCGACGCGTATCGTGTGCGGGTGTTGGGGCACTTCCCGAAGACCTCTTCGGATGCGGTTATCCCGATGTGGTTGATAGAGGAGGCTATAAATCGAGAAGATGCGGAGATTAACCGCTACGGTGCCGAGGTGTGGGGACTTGACTACGCGGACGGCGGCGGCGATAAAACTTGGCTTGCAAAACGAAACGGTAACGAGTTCTATGCGTTCGAGGAGTGTACGATACAGGGGTCGCACAAACAGAGCGAAACGGCTCTTTGGCTTGCAATGCAATACAACTTAGCGAAGAACAAACCCAAAGCGATTTTCGTGGATGCAATAGGCGAGGGGAGCGGCTTGGTTTCAAGATGCAGGGAGAGCGACTTATCTCACTTGCCCGTGATCCCCGTAAAAGTATCGGAGCGCGCCGTGCGTGCGGATATTTACTTCAATAAGCGCGCAGAACTCTACTATAACCTCAAGGCGGTTTTACAAGACGGCGGGAAGATTTTGGACGATGGGATGCTCATAGGTGACTTGTCGGCGCAGCGTTTTGTGTTGTCGGAGCGCGGCGGACTGTTGCAGCTTGTCGCAAAAGATAAGATCAAAGAGCTTTTAGGGAGGTCGCCCGACAAAGGGGATGCAGCTGCTTTATGTTGCGCGCAGGTGGTCGTTACACCGCACGAGGTCGAGAGAGAGATGGAAGAGCGAATTTTACACGAGGAGGTTTCGGAATATGGAAGTTGGTAACGAGGTGAGAACGAACGAGGTGAGCGCATGGTTTTTGATAAACATAATTTTTGAGGGTAATGGACAGCGGGCTTTGGACGTATCGAGGCAGTTCGCAAGATCGTCGTACACACTTACGCCGACGACGGTGGAGCGATATTTGATCCGCGAGCAAATCAAAGACGGAGACAGCGATGAGAAGATAGTGCAAGATTTAAGCAGAGACGGGCACAAAATTAACATAGACAGAGTGAAGCGTATTCGAGACGAGATGCGGCAGGGCAAACACGGCGAAGAATACAAAATCAACACGAAAGGAATAAGATAGATGGATAAAGTAGATATGGCGGTGCGAGCCGAGATTATCGCGTTGCGCGACGATGCAATCGCAGGTTTTACGAGACATAGGGAGGACTTTATACGCTTAGAACACGGGTATCTAAACATACTTAGCGAGAAGCAGCGTTTAAGTCTTACACAAAGGAGAAAATCGACACTTACACCGAACCTCATTTTGCCCAAGGTGCAGATGGTTGTGCGCGACGTAATGAAAGCCTTTTTTAGCAACGACGAGCTTGCAGATTTGGCGGTAGAAAACGGCGCGGAGGAAGAGGACGAGAGAGTAAACGAGATCCTTATCGAAGAGGTTAAGGACTACAGCAGGGAGACGAATTTATACCTCAAAACGAAGCCAATTGTGCGCAACATCCTCATCTACGGAACGGGTATCTCTAAGGTGTATTGGAGCAGTGCAGAAAACAGCGTAAAAATCGAAGAGTGCAAGCTTGATACGGTGTTTGTCGATCCATACGCACCCAACGCGAGCGACATAAGGTTTCTCGTGCATCGAGTAGGCTCTATGACGATCGCGGACATGAAGCGCCAATACAAGAAATTTGAAGTCGATTGGGCGGCGTACGTTGATGATAGCTTAATCGGAAGCAATCAATCGACAGACACGGAAATAGGGGATTATCAGCGTATCGAATTTTTCGAGGTGTATCGCAAAAAAGCGGGGAAATGGTACGTTACTACAATTTTAAACGACGACACTATTTTGCGCCTTGACGTGCCGCTCAAAGACGGTTTACCGTTTATCGTGGGCACTATAGACCCGCAGTTTGTAACGCTCAACGAACCCGTGCCGCCCGTGAGAGCATACGGGTCAAGCTTTATCGCGCCGTTGCTTCCGATACAAGTCGAGAACACGATTAAGAGAAATCAACAGATCGACGCTACGGATGTGCAGCTAAATCAAAGATTTATCGTTACAAAGACGAGCGGGTTAAGAGAAGACGACCTTTTATCCAACCGCAAAAAAATCACGGTGGACGACATTAACGGCATCAGAGAGCTTCCGATCCCGAGACTAAACGACTCTATATTCGACACGCAGCAACTAGCACACGAAGCAGAAGAGATAAGCGGTGTTACAAAATTCACGCAGGGCTTAGACAGCGGCGGGAAAGAGAAGACGGCGCGTGAAGTTATGGCGCTACAGTCTCAGGGGTCAAGCGTAACGGACGACATAAACAGGGCGTTTAACGAGGCGTTTTATAGACCGTTGGTTCGCCGTATCGTAACGCTCATATACAAGTACAAAACAAGCCCGAGATTTGTCGGGATAGATCGAAAAAGACCTCTCAAACAAAAGATTACGATCAACGTCGGCGTAGGCTCTACAAACAAAATTATTGCGCTTGAAAACAACGACAACGCAATCGCTACGACAAACACGGCGATACAGACTTTTATGGGACTACAAGACATGCGGCGCGTGCAGCGATACGCGATCATGCTTGATACGCTCATCGAAGAGAAGCTAAAACTTCTCGGGCAAAACAGCGTTCTTGATCGTGTTGAAGCAGAAGAAGAGAAACAGGCGCAAATGCAGGCTATGCAACCCCAAATACAAGGAGGTATCGCGTGATAAGCGAGACACTTTTAGACGACGATTTTGATACAAGTATCAGAAAAACAAACGAGGTGAAGCTTTTTGAGCTTCAAAAGAAGTTATCACACTTTAATCAACTTATCGAGGAGGTAGAACGGTTCAAAACAAGCAACGTATATTCGCTCTTAAAAAGCGAATTGGAAAAAGAATACCAAAAGTATTTTAGGGAAGCGACAAGCACGGACGAGGCGCACATAGCAAAAGCAAGCCTAGACAAAATGAAAGGCGTAGGCTTCTCGATGGGTGCCCTTGACCGCATTGGTACGGGCTTGGCGGATGAAGCGGATGCGCTTATGGAAGATATAAAAAGTTTAGAAACGGAGATTTGAAAATGTTTTACAAAAAAAATAACAGCGACGTAGTAGTCGGATTATTGTCGGATAATAAAAATACGGTGACGATTAAAAACGTCAAAACGGGACACAAGGGGATCATGGATAAGGAGGCGTTCGAAGCTTCTTACACGAAGTATGATGCAGCGGGGGCAACTCCAAAGGACGAGGCTCCAAAGGACGAGGCTCCAAAGGATGAGACTCCAAAGGATGAGGCAGTAGGCAAAGAGGAAGAGCAAAAAGACGCTCAAATTAAACCAAATAACACAAATAAAAAATAAGGGGAAAATATGCAAGCACCGATGATGATGGACGAAACACAAGGGCAACAACCACAAGGGCAGATGATGCAACAACCTCAAGACGAGGTTACTTTAGCTAAACAGGCGTTAGGATTGGATCAGTATGAGCAACAAATGCAAGCTACACAGGCACAAATGCAAGCGATGCAAACACAATTGCAAGAGTCGGCTACAAAAGCTATGTTTAACGAAATCAGTTCGGCAAATAAAGAGGTTGATCCCTCCTTAGTACAAGCGGAATTACAGAAGATCGAGCAGTCAAACCCGCAGCTTGCGCAAACGCTTCGCGGAAGTAAAGAGGGTATCGACATGCTTTTTAAGAAAGTATTGGCGGAAATGAAGCCGAGCGAAGAACCCGACGAGATTACGGACAGCGGCGACGCGGGAAGCAATGCAAACTCAAGCATAGACAAAAAGATCAACAACGGCACGGCTTCGGAGGTCGATTTGGGCGATTTTATTTTAGCGAACGCATAAAACTCACACATACCCGCAAATTCCCTCAAAACACTATTAGTTTGAGGGGTTCTCTTTTGTAAGAATTTGGAAATCATAAAAATTCTTACGGGAGAGGACAAGAAACATGATTACTACATTAAACAACACGGTTAGTCAAAAGCCGAGTATAGTCGATGCGATTATCAAGCAGGGTGTCGGTACGGCTCCTATTCTCAAACTTATCAGTTCGGGAAATTTGAGCGCGCCGAAGCACTCTTGGATCACGGATCGCTATGCGGACGCTAAAGACAACGCGCATCTTGAAATTTCGGATTTAGGAGCAACACCAGCGCCGACGAAACAAAAGCACGAGAACGTTGCGCAGATCATCAAAAATGAGTTTGGCTTATCGTCAAGAGAGCTACAAATGAGCCATTACGGCGGGAAAGAGTGGGCATATCGCGTAGGTAAAAACGGGAAAGAGCACCTCAAAGATATTGAGTACGCAATTCTTGGTTTGGGGCACGCGGGAGGCGTTGAAAGCACGTTTGTTGAAGCTACGGACACGGTTGCGCCACGTATGGCGGGACTTTTTCACTATGTACCTATGGAGCAGCGCTACACACCAACGGGATACGACCCCGCAGACCCTGCAAGCTTTAAAGATTTGACTATGGATGAGTTACACTTTTTCCTTGAGCCGCTATGGAAGCGCGGAGCAATGGAGGATGAAACATTCCTTTGTTTGATCGGAAGCAAGCTTAAAAACAAAGTGAACAACTTTGCAAAAGACTACATCATCAAGCAAAACGGCGACAAGCGTTTCGATCCGACGATTACCGAGATCGTGACGGACTTCGGAAACATCAAGTTTCAACTACACCGCCACTTCGCAGGTGCAGAGCTTGGGGATAAACTTCTTGCAGGTAAGTTTAAAGAGGCGCGCGCTATGTACGTCTCTAAAACAAGCTTCACGGAAGTTCCGACGTCAAAAACGGCTAAATTCGGGCGTTACTACACCGACCTTTCGTTAGAAGTTAAAAACGGCGACAAATTCGCGTCGGCAAAAGGTTTCAAATAGTATGCAATATCTTGAGTTAAAGAAATCTGTTTCAGCGATTTTGCGGGGTGATAACTCAAAAACGGAAGAGCTGCTCACGACCGATAATTCTTATCTCAAGATGGCGATACGCGACGTATGTATGCGAACTATTCCAAAGCGTCTTGTTTCGGAGTGGGACGATACAAAAACAGACGTATTTCGCCGCATATACAGCACGCTTGAAGAGGATGTTGAGTTGCGGTACTCACACCACTACATTAGACTCCCGATCGTCTCTATTGCAGACGATGCGGAAGTTGATATGGATGAGGAGCTTACGCAAGCCCTCATCTTCTTCATGTGCAGCTATATATCAAACAAGAAAGACACAAATTACGTAAAGAGCGCCGAAACAATCATCAATCTTTACGACTCTACGGCGGTGGATATTGAGCAATACTCTTTGTAGTTGCGAGGACTTAAAAGCCCTTATTGAGATCATGGCGGAAAGCATTAAAGAAAAAATAGCGCAAGAGATACAAGCAAGCAACGAAAAGCTTGTTAGCGACATAACGGCAGCGCTTTTACAGGCTACACAAAGCTCTAACTCATAGAGCGTTTTTACAAAAAAATTCTATGAGGTAGAACCTCAAAAAAATCAATACAAAAGGAAAATCACATGGCAGACAATGTGACTACAGAACAATTAGAATTAGCGTTGCAGCAACTAGCTAATCAGATGGGTTTATCGACGGTTGAGTATGTTCAATCGCTTGGTTATGAAACAGTTGCAGAAGTGCAAGCAAAAGTAGACGCGCTTCAAACACAAATCGACGCAATCGTAACAATCGACGAAAACGACGGTGTTGAGACACTAGCGGAAAAAATCGAACTTCTTAACGCTCTTTTAGCAGCAGAAGAGGGGGCAACACAAGAGATTTTAACGCGTCTCACAAACATCGAGACGGCAATCGCAGGGCTTGCGGACATTGAAGCACGTTTAGCGGCTTTAGAGACGGCGGGCGGTGCGGTAAGCACGGACATTCAAGCGGCAATCGACGCAGCAAAAGCGGAAGCGATCACTACGGCGGCAACTTACACGGATGCAAACGTACTTAAAGCCTCTTCTATGGATATTTGTTTGATCGCAAACAGCTTTAGAGCGGGCTTAGGTTTGGCGCTAATTGATTGTGCGGCTCAAGCAGGCGGCGGTGAGGGTGGAGACCCAGTTGGTGACGGGTTGGTAATCTAACAACCACCAAAGAGCAACCAAATAGGTACTAGGCTTTGGCGGTAAACGCCACATACGTGGAAATGCCACATCAAACTTTAGGAGAATAAAAAAATGGCTTTGTACAAAAAAGAGGTCGTTGTGAGACCAAACTCAACGGCAACGTATGAGCAGGCAATCGCAGCGGCGAGAGGCTTTGTAAACGGTTTTCAAAATGCAGCTTCAAACAGCAACGGGAGCGGCGGTTTTGTGGATTTTTTCTTTGCGGACTTGTTCGACTCAAGAGACGGCAACGTGTATCGTGTGTTTAGCGACGCATGTGCAACGGAATACTCTATGCCTACGGAAGCAGACGGATTGATTAAATACGACATTGTAAACAATGCGGTAATCGAAGATCACGAGACAAGAATTGAGGTGTTGGAAACAACTAGCGGCGGCGGCACGGAAGCCTATGTAATTGATTAAAAAAGGGAGATAAACACATGTTAAATATGTTCACAAGATCGGAAAAAGAAGCACCTCTAACACACGAGGAGATGGATACAAATCTAAACAATATTTCGAGCGCGGTAAAAACGTTTGGAGAGGCATCACCTGCAAACAACTATTCGCCGATTATTGGGTATCAAGTGTGCGAGCTTAGGGGAGGAGTCGAAGAGTATATCTTGGTAAAATACAATGTTATCGGGAAAGGTGATTTTCAAGCTACCCACATAGTTAATGTAAGTGAAGAGGGTATTATATACTCATTCAGAATTGCATCAGAAGCAGAGGACACAGAGGGCGAGCCTGCGAACGTTTATATTCAGTTTTTGGATGGAAACATAGCAGAGATTAAGTTAGAGTTTGCGTTGGAAGTGCAAGAAAAATATTTTGCAACAGTTCAAAAATTCACACGCGCGCAAATGTCTATGATCGACGAGGACGCCGTACTTTTCGCTCCTGCGCTACCATAGGGGCAATCCATGTCTTACATTGAGAACGGCTATATAGATAGCGGGTATTTTGAAGGGGAAATGAGTGTGCTTAGAAAAAAGGTGCATTTCGTAATAAACGCAAACGGCTATGAAGACACAGACGTTCACGCACTTTTGCTGCAACAAGTCGGAGCGAAATACGAAGATGAAATTAGTATTATCTTCGGCGACTCACTCAAACTTGCAAAAAAAAGTAACGGAGTGTTCTCGATTCGCAATGTAGTAGGTGGCATCAGCGAAGCGGAGCTTGAAGCAATAAGAGAAGATATACCGACCATAGATCAAATTATCAGTTCTCTTAATCTCCCAAGCGCGTCGGATGTACTTGCTCAGTTAGCAGAAGACAATGCGTTTATGACTTCTTTGCGTGAGCAGGTTTTGAGTGGTATTTCATTCAATCTTGTTGCCGCAAATGGCGACATCATTACAAGCGGTTTAACATATGACGATGCAAAAAATGCTTATGTATTGGATTACGATACAAGCTTGCTTAATGATACTGATTACACAATCGAACTTGTCTTGGCATAGGAGCGAATGATGAAAAAATTACGTTTTTTAAAAGACGGTGTTGCGTTAGAGATTGTAGAAAGCGGGAGCGGGCACACGCTCACGCTAGACGGAAAAACATATGATGTAAATGTTGATTTTGAGAACGGAAAAATAGAAGTTATCGGAATGTGCGATGAAGAGATTAAGAGCAAAATTAAAACAAATCGTTTAAGCATAATTGATAACGGGAACAGTCTTGATGCGGCAGACGGAGAAAAGCCAACCGTGTCTTTGTACGTAAACACAACCGCAGACAAAAACGATTACACAATCACATACGACACGGAAAAATGCTGCGTTAGTTGTTTGAGCGACGATGAAAGACAAAATACGAGCCGTGTAACATTTGACTCAATAGTATCGTCAGACAAAATAAAAAAAATCATTCATGAGCATGAGAAAGCAAAGATTATTAAGCCTTTTGATTCGGACACAATGATTATGCACGACAATGCCATTAGTTATAGGATAGTTTATCAAGATGAGACCTCTGCATATTCAACTACAGTTGAATTTGTAGACAATGTTAATAGTCAGTTTGGGGTTATTACTCCGAGGACTGTAAGCATAAGTTATAATCGTGAGCATCAAGAAATGATAGCGGTAAATCAATTGTCTATTTTGAGCGAAGCGTTACATGAGAGAACACTTAATGTTGATTTGCTTTATATTTACAATTTCCCCACAAGTCTTATTGACGATCACCATATAAACGAAGCAAAAAATATCAACATTGAGATTGGAGATGATGATGGTTTTGCAGATGCTATTGACATTATAAGACGTTTTAACAAAAATGGAACAGTTCGCATTGCCGTAGGCAATAATAACCTTGCATTGACTATTGAGCATTTGGAGGATGGACAAAAGCATATAACTATATGGAAGAGTTCGAGCGCATCTTACAACGTCACCCACTTAAATGAAATGCTTATGGATATAGAGGCGTGCTATGTTGATGATTTTGCACCTATTGAGTTGTTTGGAGAGCAATACTTTTATAGCCAAAGGCACAAAGAGAGAGGGGGCGGCGCGCTGCACAAAAGCAAGAAAATATGTTCTTATGGCAACAAGTTTGGATTCGATAAAGCGACCTTCTATTGCAAGCCGACTATTGAAACATTGCTTTTGGACGAAGCGGAGATTATAGGAGCGGATTGTTATGCAACGACATTAGAAGGGCTGATGAGCATAGAGAGCGGGGATATGAGTATAGATTCCGTGCTAGTACCTCCTTCTTCGAGTGGAGGAAATACAGCGCCGATTGAAACATTGCATCCATTGGAAGCTGTAAAAAGAATAATAAACGGAAATGGAGAAATAGCACCAGAAGCGCTTCCTTTTTATGCACTTGGCAATATCCCGTTGTCATCTATTCCGCAAGAATCAATATCCGCTATCGGGAATGCTGGGGGGATTGGAGTCCCTAAAGCGCTACACCCGTCCACAAAACATTACACTGGAGATTTTGTATATCCAACTGTTGGTTTTGGAGGATACCCGCGAATAGGGCACCTTCAATCGCTTAACGGAGAAACGGACATTAAAACAATGGACGTGGCGATCTCTAATTCTATGAACAGCACTTTTATGTTTTTTAACACACTTGATGAAGTAAATGAAGACATGGGTATTCTTGAATACGTAAAAGGAATGGCACCTATTGATGCGTCTTATGTGATGGCGGTCTATAAGGCATTTCTATTTTACAAAAAGACTATATTCCCACTAGCACCTTTTACTTATAGTCGTCTTCCAACTTGTTATGCATTTGCGCAATTAAAAGATTTTTATGTTTTTTGGATGCTTACAAATGGCATTTTTGAAGACAACAATCAATCTCTTGCAAAAGAACTTTTATCTGGAAAGCCTCTTTATCTTTATAATGTTACATTCACGGGAATAACAATCGCTGGTCGTAATAGTGCACAAGGAATAAAGATCGACGGCGGTCTGTTTTTCTCAAAAGAAGGAGATGCGGAAAAAATAATTTTTGGAAACAAAGAAATTGTTGATACATACATAAGTGTGATTGGAACAATGCAAATTGTTCAAGACGAAGAAACAAAAATGTATGAATTCATAAATACATGCCCAGAAGGAGGTATAAGTTTTAAACCGCAAAAATACGACGCAAGCATTATAGAAGGAAGCCCAAGCTCGCACTCTGTTATTGATGGGTCTATGCCATTAAGCGGTAATACGCTTCCCGAGCCTGAAGAAAACAATATTGTTGAATATCAAATAACGAGCCTAGAAGATGGAGAAATAGAAATATCATGGATTAATAAATCAGACATTTCTCCTACTTTTTTTCATTTTAACGGCAACAAGATAATACTAAACATGGAGGAAGCATTATGGCAGTAATAATTGACGGGTACGTGATAAATCAACGCGGCAACAAGATAAACATAAAGCCACTTTTCACGACAAGTACGGGCTACATCACATTCGGTCTTGGAAACGCAGTCTTTACGGTAGACCCGCTCCATCCATTTTCAATAATGACGTATCCGATTAGCGGAGATGCAAGCGGAGCGCTAAATCTTGATGTTTTAGCAGAAAATAAGCCATTTGTAGAATTTCAACACCGTGGTGCGGTCGAAATTCAAAGGACGATAACAGACGCAAACGGAAAAAGCTACACTATTTCTACCGCTTTATTGCAAGACTATAAAGAGAAAAATAGGATGAGTACATATTTTTATGGCTCTGGGATTCAGCCTAGCGGGAGATCGCTAGGTAGGCTAAATTGGTAGATAAGGAGGAAAGCAGATGGATATTAGAGCACACAAACCGTATCATATTTATTCCCTTTCGGGCGAAGAGGCAATTTTAAAAGCGGAAGAGATAAGCGAAAGCCTTTACTATGTTTTGATCGCAAAAGGAGGGAGAAGTTTTACTAGAATAGTTATCAATGACGCACGTTTTATTGATATAGATTTAAACTTAGGCGGACTTGCAATAAAAGATGAACACAACTATCCCATAGATTGTAAATTTGTAGGCGGTTGGTTTTATCTTAAAAACAGCATTGGTATCGTGAGGCTAGCAAAATTTGACGGAAAAAACATAGAGCACATGGGAATAGAGTACGATCAAAGCGTGAGGTGCTTGACAGCAAACGGGCAGGGCGGTCTTGTGACAACACCCATACCGTCAAGCGACTATTTTATTAATGGACATATGATTCCAACGAACCTTGCACATCCAATGAGATTCGCAAATGGTTACGAGCTGTATGACGACACGGTATTTTTAGGAGATACACCCATAATGTCTAATGTTATAGATATTGCATATATACAAATGGAAGAAGCAAAATTTATAACAATATCAAATGATGAAACACGCCCAACACTAAAAAGTTCCGTATTGAATTTTTTTGGCAATGCGCCCGAGTCATGGAAAAATGCTTATGTATCGTTTGTTGATGCTAATCCGTTTAACGGATGTCAATGGGCGGGAGTTTCCGACACAAAGGCAGTTACGCATATGAATAGATTTGGATGCATGAAGCATCTTCCAATCAAAACAAAAGCCAAACCAAAAGCAAGCGCCTTTGCTGTAACGAACGACGGTAAAATATATAGACTTGACGGTACGGAAGCTATTGAGCAAATTGTTGTAAGCAGAGATGGGGACGGGTTTAATCAGATGATCGCATCAGACGAAAACAAAGAGTTTGTGTTTTTCAATTCACCGAACGGCAATCACACAGGGGCGGGCTTTATACTCGGGAATAAACTCTCGGGCAAAGCTTTAAGATATTAAAAAGGAAAAAAAATGAGAAAATACAATGTAAATCAGGATTTTAACGTAGTTGTCTCCACAAAAGCTACGCTCTTTGGGGCGTTATCGGGAGATTTTATCGTGTTTTATGCACCCACAAACGACCTCACGAACAAAACGATCATAGCGGGCGGACTCACGGAAGCAGTCGAGACGATCGACACACCAAACACAGCAACGCTTGCGGCAAGTGCAGCATACGGCTCACAGCTTCTTATGGCTCAATCAGGGCATACAATCGAAGCGGGCGACGTGATCGAGTACGCTACGGGCAAAATGGCTTACGTGACGAAAGTTGTCGGAGAGAAAATCTATTTAAGAACCAAACTACAAACGGGCGTAGCATCAGGCGCTACGATCACGCAAGTAGGAAACACGGGGCTTTACAATACGGTTGATTTTTCGATCCCGTCAGTCGGAGAATATCTCGTGACTATTGAAGCGCCCGAATACGGCATCATGATTGAGAGTCGTGTAGGTATCGTTGAAGAGAGCGAGACAACGCCTATTGACGGCGACGCTCCTATCTATTCAGAGATCGCGGTAGCATACTAGCATGGTCGTTAGAGTAGATACCACAAACCTCACAAAGGGGCTTGATTTTAGCGTTATCGTGCATACGGACGTAGAGCCTACGGTATCGCTCTACGGCTTCAACACTTCGACCCACGAGGTCGAGGCGTTGGATTTCAATCCATTACAAGAGGGGGCGTTTTGGAAATTTTCTTCAAAAGCCCCTTATTTTAACGGATTTGTATTAGCTACAATTAACTCAAAGTCGATTTTGGCGAAAAAGGTGGGATACCCTTTGCCGCACTTCGTTATCGGGCATAAAGCGGGCTACACGGTTCCGTTTGAGGTGTTTGATTTAAGCGGGGTGAAGACAAAAGAGGGAAATCTTACAAAGATTATCGACGGGTTTTATTACACGCAACTCGATTACGATATGTGTGTGGTGAAAACTTTAAACAAGAGATTTATCGTCAAAAACGACACGGGCAAGCTTGCCTACGATGTGAGCCTTGGCGAGGCGACGCTTGGAGACGTAACACTCCCCGAGTACGACCTTGGATCAACACTTGGCGAGGCGACGCTTGGAGATATACAACTTAGCGAAATTCAAACGGATGCAATCTTAGCGGATGCAACCATAACGGGGTACTAAATGAATTATGAAATTCTACGCGAAACGCTTAGGGTTACGCTTGACGAAGTAGCTTTTAGGAAAGACGAAACCACGGGCGACAATATATCAATCGTGCACAAGTCGCAAGAGGACTTAAAAGCGTATCTGGAAGAGAACACCTCTATCAGCGACGACGACAAAGCAAAGTTTTACTCTAAATTTCTCACGGACGTGGTCACGGGCGTGACGATACAAGCGATCAACGTAGCAGGGCAAGCGCCCCTTATGGATGCGCAAATCGACACGCTTCGGGCGGAAACGGCTCAAAAGATTATATCAATGCAGAACGAGGATAAGGCGCGCATGAACGATAGCGCGGTGAACGTTGCAAAAGCAAAAGCAGATATAGAGTCACTCATTCCCGCACAAGTATCGAAGATCAACGCAGAGATCGCCGCACTTGCAAAAGATGCGGAACTCAAAGCAAAAGAGATCGCAATCAAAGAGGCGGAATTACCTCTTATGCAAGTGCAAGTCTTGACGGAGCAAGAGAAAGTTTTAGCGATGCAGGCGGAAACCGCACTCAAAGAGGCGGAGCTTCCAATTAGGGAGGCGCAACTTCAAATAGAAGAGAAAAAAGTTTTGCTTATGGAAAAAGAGATCGAGATGGAAGATAGTAAAATCGAACTCATGAGTGCCGAAATACAAATAAAACAAGCCGAATTGCCGTTAAAGATAACGCAATCAGTTTTAGAAGAGAAAAAAGTTTCGCTTATGGAAAAAGAGATCGAGATGGAAGATAAGAAAATGGACTTAATGGAAACTCAGATCGATCAAGAGAACGCAAAAATTCTATTAATGGCAGCACAGACCGAAATAGAAAACGCAAAACTTGGACTAAATGCGGAACAAATAAGATTAACGGCAATGGAGACCGAATATAAAAAAGCGCAACTTGTAGCAGTCGAAAAAGCAGGTGTGTTAAACAAAGAAATTGAAGAAGCAAAAAATCAAACGCAAATAAGCATAGCAGAAATCTACGCATACGGAAGGGTCTAATATGACGGTAAACGAATCTTTAGCGATAATTGATAATTTTATAGCGAGCGAACTGCTTATGTATCAAGCATCTAAAGACAGCAAAGACGAAGACGGGAATAATATACCGCATTTTTTAGAAACAGTTACACCGCAAACAAAGCTATTGGCTCTTGATTATGGGTTGAAAAATACTGCTTTACTTTCTAAGCCTTTGAAGCTAATAGAATCAGACGGGAGCACGGCGAGCGAGTTTAAACGATTATCTGTATCAGAATATATTAGAGTGCCAACTACTCCAACAGTTGGTGGAACGTTAGATATTGACGAATCATTATCATATGCAGTAATTTACAAAGCACTTGCATATATTTATAAAGGTTTTAGCTCTTACAATTCAGAGTCTAACATGATAATCACATCGTATAATGATGTTATGCGCGATTTTTTTGCTCAACGAGACAAAGCCGCCCCCGCAGCAAAAATTCTTTATTTTCGCTTTTCTATTGACGGTGCAGGATGGCACGATACCTATCAAGACGGAGATATTTTTATTTCTTTCCGTCAGGATGAGGGGGAGTGGACACAAGCAATTAGATTTGTGGGTGCGGGTGCAAGCGGCGGGGGCGGAGCGTCTTCGTTTGTTGAGCTTATCGACACGCCAAACACATTAATTTCCAACAAGATTGTTGCGGTAAATTCGGATGCTAGCGGTTTGATTTTTGTGGATATGCCAGCAGCAGGCGGTGGCGGGGCGGCAACACTTGAGGGGTTGAGCGGCGGCGATACGGTGAGCGGAACGCTTGCGTTAGATTTTAGATATACAAGCGGTAATAAATCTACGCATTGCGTGTTTTTAGATGGCGATTTAACCATTGAAATATTAAAACCAGACGGTTTTAACCCTGCAATGGAACTAGGCGTTATCTATACGTTGCAGATTTTTTGCGAGGGGTTTACGTGTAATATAGCGACGACAATGATGGGGGACGTATCGCTAGACCCTAGCGCATACGCTAACTTTTTGCAAATTATGTATGATGGATTCGATGTTTTTGTGGTGAATAACACAAAAATTCAATAAAGAGGTATAATAGAATGAAATGTTTAAACATGGAGAAAAACTATGAAAACTGTTATTGTATTGCTTTTTTCGGTGGCACTTATGGCTGAAGTGAAGATACCATATCCATATCCAAACTATGACGACGACCTGATAGCAAAAGAGATCATTAACGGCACATATATGGCAGCAATAAATATGAAAATTAAAAATTCTCAAACGGGGGATGAGCGCTATGTCCATGTTCCTGATAGCAGAGTCGAAGAAAAAGCGATACAAAACGACAGGAGTATAATTAAGGAACCCGACATTGACACGAGTATGAGTATTGAAGATCGAGACAAGCTTTTGGAGAAGTCAATAGTTCCAAAATACGTAGAAGAACCGAACGAAATGCCAACACTATTCTATAAAGGGATGTGTCCCCAAAAGGTAGAATATCTTGCCACGGTTCCACTAGGATACATAACGATTTTTATGACGAAGCCAGACGGCGACCGTATACCTTTTAGTTTTGATACAACGAAGAAGATCGGCTACAAATGGGTCGGCGACAAAACGTCATCTTTTGCTTTTCCGCAAGAATACGATGACTATGCGGGCAAAGTAATACCAATAAGTGTTTTTCCCGTTGCTCAACTTGGAGACGAATTGTTATTGCTAGACGGACACGGCTATTTGCGCACAATGAACGAGAATGGCGTTGTAAGTGAAAGATTGCGACAATGGAAAATAATAAATTACGCGCTAACTATTAATAATCTTCATGGGAAATCTTATGGATACTCCTATACTTTCGGAAAATTCTACGAGATAACAAAAGACGGAGAACGCGCGGTTTCAGGTTTTAGTCATGCAGTAAATGCAAACTTTAATAGCATAAATTTCGGATACTTTGCAAACGGATATTTTTCATATAAGCATGAAAACAACAACGAAATAACATTATATAAAATAACAGAAAATGGCGCAATTGAAAAGATAAGAGACTTTCAAGCAAACAACTACCCGTCGGAGTTGGCAAATTATTATGATAGATTTGACTATGGGAGAGCATATAGTTATGGAAAGCAAGCCTACGAGTTTTCGTATAACCTTAAAAGAGGGATACCAAACCACCCGTCAATGTTTAGATCAATAAAAGGGAGAGGCTACCTAAAGCAAGGTGCACCTTTTTTTGGAACGCTAGAAAGATCGGAAAATACCACCGCTTGGTACTCCCCCGACATGAATCGTATCGTTGATACGGGCGTTTTAGTCGGGTCTTATATTGGGATGACGAGGGATTATGTTTATTTCAATGCGCTACCAGACGGAACGGGAGTGGGGAAGATGGTAGTGCTCAAAATTAAAGAGTGGGGGTATGTGATACCCCGAGGAGAGTATGCAGAACTTTTTGCAAAAGAAGGGATGCTAAACAATTTATGGTGGAAAGACAATGATATACCAAACGTGGAGGATATGAGTTATGGATATGTATTCAAGAGACAATAAAAAAATCGGAACTAAAACGATTACACAAGGCGGAGGGCTTCAAAGAGCGGACGGGAGCTTTGGGGATCATGTAAAAATGAATTTTGCACCGCCGCCGCAAGCCGTAAATACACCGCAAGCAACACAAACGCCGAAATACAATTTTAACAACGGGCAAAACGGAATTTACGGCGCACCACAAGTAACGCTTCAAGCGCCGCAAGACAATCCGAATATGTCGAGGATTATAAGCAATCTTGCAGCACTTAAAAATGCAAACATGCAAAAAGATTACGACAAGCTAAACGCGACTATATACGACAGCGCACAAACGCGACAGCAGCGCCAAAACCAATTCATAAGTGAGCTTGCACAAAAACAGCAAGATATGAATTTGCGGGCGCAACAGTTCGACCTAACCCACGACCTCAATGTGCAAAATGCGCAATATGCGCGACAAGCAAAAGGCAACGATACCGATGCGATGCTCAAACGCGGCAAGCTTTTTGATGAAACTTATGCGGGGAACTACGATCAAGACACCGTAGGTTATTTGAGAGACAATCAAGCCCACTACGACAAACTCAAAGCCGACTATATCGCCAACGGCACATTTACCCCCGCACAATATGATGACGGAGGTTGGTTCGGCGGCGCGAGGTTGAATATGGGCAATCAAAATCAAGCAGGGCAGCAACAGACGCAAGCCGCGCGAGTTGATCCAAACTACAAAAGTGACCCCGCATATAAAGAATTTTTGAGGGAAGAAGCGATCCGAAAAAACAAAGAGATTATGGGCAGGGATGAAAACATAGGCTCACCATCAAAATGGTGGGATGATCCAAAATACAAAAACAACCCCAATTCTCTTTAAAACACTCTCGTTTTGAGGGTGTATGTTTTGCTAACCTAATATAAAAAATATTAGGTCGGCGATTATGAACACACCCCCCTTTGATAGAGACGAAGCAAGCAGATTTGCAGCATGGAAACAAAATAAACAACAGCCTCAAGCAAGCGCCTCACAGCAGGCAAAAACAGCAGCGGGAATTGCGCCGCAACAGCATCTACAACAGCCAACCATAGATACCCGAACCGAAGCAGAGCGTTTTGCCTCATGGAAGCAAGACAAACAAAAACAATCCATACAAAACCACGAAAACACTTGGAAAGACAAGCTCACGCCGTACATCCCCGACTTTGCAGAGGGGTTTACTCTTGGAGGGGTTAAGGGCTTATCGGAATACGGAGCGTCGGGCGCGAAACTTTTAGGGTCGGACAAGTGGCAAGATAAGTTTAGCAACGTAAGACGTTTTGCAGACCAACAGATAAAAAAAGACGATAGCGAAATCGGTGCTTTTGTGGGCGAAATGATTGTCGATCCACTAAACCTTGCACCGTCGGGGCTTGTGAACGTCGGAACTAAAATGCAAAGAGTCGGAAAGTCTATGCTTTACGGGGCAGGTGTCGGTGCTACTACGATGGCGGCTAAAAATTACGGAAACGACGACATTACGACCGACCAAAAGATTTTCGAGATGGGAGTAGGTGGTGCATTTAACTCCTTGATAAACGGCGTTATTGCAGGCGTAACGAAAGGGAGAGTGGCGGGAATAGACCCTAATGTGCTCAAAAATCCCGACGGCACGCAAAAAAGCAACGAAGAGGTTTTTTCGGCACTTAGAAACAACCCCGAGGCGTTCGCTCTCAACCCGCAAGAAGCGGAGGTGATCGTAAATGAGGTTGCAAAAGAGCAAGCCAAATTTACGCAGCCAAAAGTAGCACCGTTCGCCCAAAACGCAGTCATGAGCAAACAAGAAGCGTTACAGGTTATTTTGCGACATGCCAACGAGCAGGCGCGCGCAAAAGGCGGAGTGCCACCATACCCGCAAGCGGAAGTAAAACCAATTATGCAACCGCAAGCAGAAGTAAACGCCTTGTCGGAACTACAAAGCCACCCACGTTACAATGAACTCGTAGAGATGCGCAGGGGTGTATCGGCGGCAGAGTCTCAAAACCCACAATTTATGACTACGCGGGGCGGATATAGAGAGCTTGACGGCTTCGGAGGCGAAAACAAGCACGCCTACGATTTCCCGCACTACGAAAAAAATCCAAACTACGATTTTCACACCACAA